GCTGTTGCGGAGATCGGTGCGGAAAACGATGCGCTGCGGTCAGACCTTGCCGCAGCGGTGTTGCGCATTGCGGAACTTGAAACCCGGGCGCCAGTGCCGGGGCCGCAGGGGGAACGTGGCGAGAAGGGCGAAAAAGGCGAGCGCGGCGACGATGGAGCACCGGGCCGCGACGGGCTGGACGGCAAAGACGGGGCGACTGGCGAGCGTGGCGCAGATGGGGCGCCGGGGCGCGATGGTGTTGACGGTAAGGATGGCGCACCGGGGCCGCAGGGGGAACGTGGCGAGGTTGGCAGGCAAGGGGCGCCCGGCCCGCAAGGAGAGCGCGGCGCAGATGGCGCGGACGGTGTTCTGCGGCAGGTCGAGCCATGGCATGACCGGGTGCACTATCGCGGCGAATGTGTGACGCACAACGGATCGACCTGGCAGGCAAAAGCCGACACTGGCAAGGCGCCGGGGCCGGATGATTGGGTATGCATTGCGCGGGCCGGAGACATTGGCCGCAGCTTCACGGTGCGAGGCACCTACGACGCTGCCGATAGCTATGAGGCCCTTGATGTGGTGGCCTGCAATGGCGGCTCGTTTGTGGCGGTCAAAGACGGCGCAGGACCGTGCCCGGGTCCTGACTGGCAATTGCTTGCATCGCCCGGAAAGCGCGGGGCCGCAGGGCATCCGGGCCAGAAGGGCGAGCGTGGCGCAGATGGGCTTCCGGGCCGCGATGGGGCGGCAATCATCGCCGGGACGTTGCAGACGGATGGCGTGATGCGCCTTGCCCGCGATGATGGCGAGGTCATCGAGGTTGATATGTATGACGCGCTGAGGGGGATGGCATGACCATTACGCAGACAACCGCCCCCAGCTTGTTGCCCGTGTCTTTGCAGGACGTGAAGGCAAATTCGCGGATTGATACGGACCTTGAGGACGAGGTTATCATCAGCTTCATTCGGGCCGCAGTGGCGCGGTGCGAGCGTGAGACTGGCATGGCCTTCGCGGCGCAGTCTTGGGAGTATACCACTGACGCTTTCCCAGATGGCGAGATCGTCATTCCGATGGGGCCGATTGGATCAACGGTCGTCGTCACATACCTTGACGACGATGGCGATACGGTCACGGTTGATGCCGCCGATTACTATGTTGACACTTACTCGGCGGATGGCCGGATCGTGCCAGTGGATAGCTGGCCGACCGCTGCGGAGCGGCCTAGCGCGGTCAAGGTGGCATTCACGGTTGGCGCCGCGTCCTGCCCTCAGGACGTGAGGCAGGCAATCATCCTGATGGCATCGCATTGGATCAACCATCGTGAGACTGCCGACGAGAAAGCCCTCGTGGAAATCCCCTATGGCGCGGGCATGTTGCTTTCGCTGCATCGCAGGATGTTTGTCTGATGGCGCGCGGCGGCGCAGGCGCGCTTGACCAGCGTGTGACGTTGCAGCGCCGGGTTGAGGCGCATGACGGCATGGGCGGGACCGAACTGCGATGGGTAAGCGTTGCTGACGTATGGGCGGCAGTTATGCCGAAGAGCGGCAGGGAAACGCTTGTTGAGGGGCGAGTGAACGCGACATACACTGTCGTTTTCGAGATTTGGAACCGCAGCGACGTAAGCGAGGTTTCGCAGATCATCTGGAATGGTCAGGCATACAATGTGAGGTCGGTTTTGCAGGCCGGGTATAGCCCGCTGAAACTGCGGTTTGAAGCGGAGGCTGGCGTTGCGGCTTGATTACAAGGTCACTGGCATAGCGGACATTAACGCAGTCTTGCGCGATGTAGGGCCGCGCGAAGGGCGGAACCTTATGCGCGCGACCGTCTTTGACATTGCAAAGCAGCTTGCGGCGGATGCATCGGACAGGGCGCCAAAGGATCAGGGCGAATTGGAGGATGGCATTAAGGCCAAGCGCGAAAGAAGCCCGCGCGATATGGTAAATGCATCTGTTCGCGCGGCGCCGTTCTATTGGCGGTTTCTGGAATACGGCGATGGCCCTGACGGGGTGGAACATGCGTTTTTCCTGAAAGCGTTGCAGGCTATGCGGCCCGAAATGGATAGGGTATATCTTGAAGCATTCGTCAAGAAATTGACGGCGCGGATGGCGCGGGAACGCAAAAGGTCTGGCAAATGAGCGGGCATCGGCGGGCATTGCAGAAGGCGCTATATGAGGCGGTCTCGCCTCTTGGGTTCAAGACCTATGACGCGGCGCCACAGGTCAAGGGTGGCGGCGGCTTTCCTTATGTCGAGATCGGTCAAATCGTCATGGCTGAGTTTGACACGGACACCAGCAACGGCTTTGACTATGCCGTCAGAGTGCATGTGCGGAGTTCGTCAAATGCGATGGCGGAAACCGCTGACATTCAGGACGCCATCTATGATAGGCTGCATAACGGGGCGCTTGAAGTTGATGGGTATCAGAGTATTCTGATCCAGCGTGAAAGCAGCGACATCATGCGGACGGCGGAAAACACTATCCACGGGGTTTGCGAATATCGCGGCCTGATCACCAAGCCTTGAAGGAGCGACATCATGGCAAAATCAGCAGGCCGCGAGGCCGTTCTCAAGAAAAACTCCACCGCTATCGGCGGGGTCCGGGTGAAAAACCTGACCCGCGACACCACGCCGATTGACGTGACCGATGATGACAGCGACGGTCTGCAAGAGCTTCTTGCCGTTGCCGGGATGAGCGTCCTTGGCTTTGACGTTGAGGGCGTCCTTGACGATACGGTCCTTGAGGCAATCGCCTTTTCTTCAAGCGCAAGCCAGCTTCTGACCGACCTTGAGTTTGAACTCAACGGCGGCAACAGCATCACCGGAAACTTCTTCATGACCAGTTACAAGCAGGGCATGGATTACAAGGAGGCGACGACATTCTCGGCGTCCTTCACGTCTTCCGGCGCATGGACCTACGCCTGATGGCCGGTTTTGAAGATGTGCATTTGTCTTGGCGCGGGGAGACGTTTACCGTTCCCGCGTCTGGGCAAATGCGGTTGATCGCCAAGGTCGAGGATGCGCTTTCTGGCGATAGCGGAAAGCAGGCGCTTTCGATCCTGTTCCGCCGCGAAGGCCCGCCCTATACCGCTCTGGCATCGGCCTATGCTGCGGCGCTGCGCCATGCCGGGGCAAAGGTGACGGATGATGAGGTCTATCTGTCGATCATGGAAGACCTTGCCACGAAAAGCCGCGCCGATGCTCTGATGGTCATTCAGGCGGCGATTGTCGCTATCCTGTCGATCATCTCCCCGCCAGCGGCCCGCTTGCTGCGTGGCGGTGGGGATGATGCCGAAGACGAAAAAAAAACAGTGACGGCCCCGGAATTGTCCGAAGCCTCTACAACCTGATCATAGGTCAGGGCTGGTTATCGCCGTCTGAGTTCTGGGCAATGCCGCCTGCGGAAATTTGGTGGTTTCTGGACGCTAAAAATCCGCAACCGGAAGTGCAGGACAAGGAACGGCTCTACCAGCTAATGAAGGACGCGCAGAGTGGCAAACGTAGTCGGTGACATCGCAATCCAGATCGGCGCCGACATTGGCCCGCTTGTCCGAGAATTGGGCAAGGCCAGCGGCGCCGTAGATGCGTTTGGCGCCAAGACAAGCGGCGGCATGTCCAGAGGCATGAAGGCCGCGACGATTGCAGGCGCGGCCATGGCTACAACCGTGCTTTCGGTCGGCGCTGCGCTGGGCACGCTCACGATGCGGTCCATGGAAAGCATTGACGCCCTGTCAAAGCAGGCGCGGGCGGTCGGGATTTCCGTTGCCTCGTTTCAGGCGATGGCGCAGGTTGCGCAAGAGGCAGGCGTTGAAAGCGATGCCCTGTCCAAAATCCTTATCAAGATGCAGGATAACCTTACGGCGCTGGGCAATGGTTCGGCGTCACAGGTTGAGGCATTCGGCAAGCTTGGCCTGACGTTTCAGCAATTGCAGGGGCTTGGCGCTGACGAGCAATTCCTTCGCATTGCGCAGGCGCTGGAAGGCGTCAGCGATCCGGCAGAGCGGACGGCGGCTGCGCTTGACCTTTTCGGCAAAGGCGGCGCTGGCGCGGTCAACATGCTGGGGGATTACGGCGCTGCGGTCAAAGAGGCGGCGCAGTGGCAGCGTGAGTTTGGGCTTGCCGTCTCTGATGTTGACGCGAAGAACATCGAAGCCGCGAATGATGCGATGGGCCGTATCAGCATTGCGGTTGGCACGCTGGGCACGCAACTTGCCGTGACCTTCGCGCCTGCGATTGAGGCTGTATCCATCAGCCTTACGCAGATGATCAAGGATTTGACGCAGGCCGACACGGCGCTTGAAAAAACCTTTGGCTCTGAGTGGGTGGCGCAGGCAATTCTTGGCGCTGAAACCCTCAACAAGCTGAATGAGAACGCGGCGCTTTTGGCGCAGAACGCCGAAGCGG